CTCAGAGAATGCTGAGATTCCAAACATTACACAGCCTGCGAGCCAGCCATATCAGCTTGAGCCATGACCCAGGCATAACACTTATCTAGGAATGCCGCGCCCTGTTGCGTTTCAATCTCTTCAAGCGGTGTGTGATAGCGACGGAAATCAACTTCGCGCGTGTCGTCACCAGGTTGATTCGTGCCATATCCAACCACATCAATCATCACGCTAAACTTGTAATCACCAGATCGTTGACGCGAAATTGATGCGGTAGCAATACGGAAGTAAGCCCCAGAAAACGGGATGCCGTACTGTGAATGCGTGAGATCAATTTGAATTGCCATGATCAACCTTATGCGTATGTGACTTCAGATGTTTGTACTGTAGCAACCCAACGAATATTAGTTGCCGCCGCACCTGTCGCCTCAACTTTCAACCCACCATTTGTCGTATCAGCAGACAATGCTAACGTCCATCCTGGCACGTTACTAATTGCCGTGACAGTTGAAGCAACCAATGTTGTAGATGCGGCATTTGCTTCTCGTCTGATCAATCCTTCAACTTTCCATGCTGCTGATTCTGTGCCGCCAGAAGCTTGTCTGCGAGCAATTACAGTGCCGGTAAAGGCGTAAGCGCTGCTGTTAGGGAGAATGACTTGGTTGGTTGTAGAAGCTGCGCCTTGGTCTGAAGTCAATACAGTAGCCGTGGCATTCGTTGTAGCAGCGCGTAAAGTGATGGAACCGGATTGAGCATCACCAAATGCATCAAACGCGCCGGAGCCGTATGCGTATTTACCTCGTTGACGAGCTTCAATCCTCTCTCCAATAGCAACACTGCCAAGCCCTGAAGCAGTTGCACCGTAACCTGATACAGTTGCAGCGATACAAACAGCACCTGTATCTGTGGCAGATGCTAAATTGCCAAAAGCAGCGCTTCTTATTCCTGAAGCAGTTGCAGTTGCGCCATATGCCACCGAATCTGTCGCGGATGCTTTTGCTCGATACCCAATAGCAACACCTCTATTTCCTGTGGCACCATACGTACTCGTATTATCAGCAACCGCAGCTGCAAAAGAATCAGTCCCAGAAGCGTAAGAGCCACCGAGAGCCATTGCGCTGGTTCCTGATGTTGCAACAGAACCTGCTGCGCTTGAATTTTGACCAATTGCCGTTGAATAATTGGCGCTTGCAGTTGTCCTGGCACCTAACGCAAGGGACTCTGTTCCACTAGCAGTCGGAGATGCAGTATCACCGTTTCCAATCGCCGTTGATCGAGTTCCTGATGCGACGGTAAAGTTTCCAATTGCAAGTGAACCACTGTTTGTTGCTTCGGACTGTCTGCCAATGGCGATTGCAGAATCACCACTAGCTGTTGGTTTTGATCCTGTTGGAATCAAATTATCGGCATACGTGCGTATTTTTTTTTGATCTCCGGTGTCCCAATTTGTACCATTACAAATGATTTGCGTGCCCTCGCCTCTGCGAACTATAAGCGTTGATCGCCCATCAATTGTTTCTGTTCCAGATGGATCAATAGTAATTACATCAGTTGCTGTCGCCGTGTTATTCCAAACCCAACAATTAAAACCAGCACCAAGTGTTGCAGCAGGGCTTAAAGCGATCGTAAAAATTCCGCTTGTGCAGTTGATGATTACACCAGCATCAATTCCAGTGACCGTATACGCAGACGAAATATTCTTAATCCGAACAGGCTGATTCGGAATATAATTGAACGCCTGCGTCTGCAAAGTAGTCATTAGTAATCCCCACCAATCGCGTTTACAGCAATAGCAATATTCGTCCCGCCAGCAGCCACCGTTGTACCGGCATAAATGCGATAACTAGCAGGAAGATTCAGACCGCCGACAGGAAGCTGCAAAGCACTAACAGCAAGCGCCGATGTGCCTAGCGCAGTCACCGCTGTTGCAGGCATGGCCACTTCACCAAGAAAAATATTATTTCCTGCTGTAGTGTTTGCAGATCCGTTGTTCATCCAAAAACGCACTAGCGTTGCAGCAGAAGTCCCGGATGCCGTTGCGCCATTGGTAGAAGCATATCGACAAGTAACTTGATCGATTCGTGCGCCATTAGATCCAGCAGTAAACACAAGCGCCATCGCAGTACCAGTTGCTTGAGTACCGTCAAACGCCGACGTATTGGTCATCGCCGTTGACAAAATAGCATTCAGCGCACCGACATTCGGAGTCTGCGTAAAGATTGGGGTTGCTGTGACAGGCATTTAGAAACCTCCGAAATTGTTTGCGAGATAGATGTCTGATCCCGCGCCACCACCACCACCACCAGAAGGTGCGGCAGATGTCCAAGATGTTCCGTCTGATGTCAGTACGTTTCCGCTTGTACCAGGATTGGGAATTGCCAGCGCACTCGATGAACCATAAATCGCTCGCTCGGCAGGGTAGGTAACAAACACATCCTTGCTACCTGATCCCCAATTTACAGCAGACCCGCTGTTACTGCTCTCAAGGATTGTGTCTCGGCTGAGGGTCGTTCCAGAAGACGTATACGTCCCAATCCCGACTTCCCAGTCAGTCCCATTCGTGATCGTGTAGTACGTAGTATTACCGTTTCCAATCACAGAAAAAGACTGAAAACCAGCAGCAGCACCGGCAAGAGTTAGCGTACCCGTGCCGGTAGTGGTCGTGGTTTCCTTTACACGGTCCCTGACAACGAGCGGCATGATTTATCCTTACGCAATCCGAATGATCGCGTTAGAAGCGTCAGCAGTCGGGAACTGAACCACAAAGTCACCATTAGTCGAGGTCTTGTCAGACCCAAAGTCCAATACAGCGATGGCTTTGTTCGACTTGCTGCTGTTGTAGATCAATGCACCACGCGCAGTAAACGATGCGCTTGACCATGTAGAGTCGGAGAAATCAACAAACGCAGTCGTTCCACTAGAGCTAATCGTGGCCCCCGCGAGCGTGTTTCCACCCGTGGTATATCCAGACCCACTGGCGACCTCGTTCGTGCTGCTGTAGGCCGTGGTAGAGGCTCCCAGCGTAGCCGATGAAGTGTACAGAGCGATCTTGATCGTGTCCGTATCCAGATCGTGAGTTCCACCGAGAAGCTCCGTCTTGAAGCTGGTGCACATTGCTTGGGTGATAGCCATTTCTTACCTCTTTGCGAGAGTCATTACCATAGGATTACCGCTGTACTCTCCACCGTCATCCGACTTGGTAAGATCATCCAGCGCCCGAGTGTACAACCCAGCCCATACCGCAAGCCTTGCGTCATTCATCAGGTAAGGCTCGGCTTCCGATAGAGATCCATACAACAGCAAATCAGGGCAGGTTGTCATGAATGCATTCGTACTGGTGCTGTCGCTCAAGAATGTGGGCGCAGCGTAGTACAGCATATAAACCGTGTAATTCGTATCTGGGACCGGAGCCAACTGGATCTCGTCCGACAAGATCGTGTAGTTATTTGGCTTTCCTGATTCCTGAGTCCTGGCGTTTCTGGTGAACGTGGACGGAGAAAGATAGTTCAGCGGCTGCTCTGGATTGGTATCCAGATACAGATTCCGCATCTCAATGAAGTCAGTCGGCAACCCAACAGTGCTATCACCACCGGTTGCAGACGTATAGGCTAGCTTCAACATCTGCCGGATACGCAGATTGCGACGAAGCCTAACCTCTGCCAGCCGGATAAAGTCAGGAATCTGGCTAGTGAGATCGCTTCTTGCGAGATAACTTGCGATCGTGCTTTTGAGATCGCTGTACGTTGCTAGGGCCATTTATGTCATCCCAGCCATAAGTTTTAACCCCGATATGCCCAATGTGCATAGACAAATCGTGGTCAACAAACACAGGAACATCATTCTCAAGACACCTAACACAGAACGTCACATCCTCGCCAATGACATTTCCATGATCCGTCCAGATAATGTCATGCCAAGGTTTCGGTATCTTTTTGAATACTTCCGACCTCACAAGTGTAACACCGAACCCCACAGCGGTCACTTGTTCGATCCCAGACTTGCCCCGGCTCTCAATCTTCGTCCAGACCTGTTTAACGGCCCCTGGATCGCTTTTGTCGATCTTTAGGTTCATTGCCGTGGGCATGATCGGTTCGCGCCTTGTAGTGGCGTTTACGCCGATCAGCGGGACATCCCTTGCAAGCAGTATCTCAACAGTGTTTGCCGGAAACCGCATATCGCTGTCAATCCATAAGACAGCGTCTGCACCCCACTCCATAGCCTCGTCAGCAAGTTTTTCTCTCTGAGTGAAAATTAGTGTTCCCGGCATCTGCAAAAGCTGGATCTCATTTTTCCCACGCTTTGCCTCATACGCACAGAGTCGAGCCAGATCAAAAGCAAACCCAGCCAGCACATTGTCCCGGCAGGGCACACAGATCGCAATCTTCATCCTACCCCCTTAGACGCTACCAGGGTACGTTCTCCACACCCTGTTGTCAGGATCGTTTAGCCACTGTTTGAACGCTCTTTCATCCTGTACCGCAAACCCACGCATGATTTTTTTCTTGTTCAGATCGTCAATCACCGTAAAAGGCAATCGAGCGACATGATTCATGACGTTATCGATCTTTCGGGTTGCGTTGTCAACTTGGATTTTGTTCGCTTCGATAATGTGAGAAACGTCCTGCTTAGTTTCCAGGACGACAACATCATCCAGCTTATGCGCTATCGTGTAGCGCCCCTCACCAACCGAAAATAGTTCTGACATATTAGGGGAGGGAGGCAGGTTTCCCCACCTCCCTCGTTACTTACAGAGCCGGGTTCAGGTCAGCCACGATTCCATGAGCCGCCTCATTCCGCATTTCCAGCGTGAACTCAGCAATAAGCTGGGTCTTCTCGCTGTCACCGGTACGAGCCAGTTCATTCGTCGCAAACGGACGTAGATACGCAACCGCTGCATACTCAGGATCAAGCAGCAGTGCGTCACGGGTACGCATGAACCGATCCGGAGTTACAGACAGAGTGCCGAAGTCGCTCATATACACATCCGCAGCGCCGATAATGGTCGTCGGCTGATCGCCGGGAGCCATGTAACGCTGAGCCGCGATACCAGCAAAGCTGGAAACCTTCTGCTTCAGACCGCTGTTAACAACCAGCAGCTTCGGATTTCCACCAGACACAAAGCACTCAGCAACAACTTCCTTGAGCAGAGCTTCGGTAAAGGTACGGGTAGCACCATCCGAACGGGTCGAAACACCAATCGTCGTGGGATCAGTGCCAGACGTGCCAGCGGAAGAGTTCGTCTTCAGGTACGACAGGATCGCGCCGAGTTTCCGAGCGGTGGTGGAGTTACCAGCAGTCTGACCTTGGTTAGCCGTAATGATGGTTTCCATGTCGCGCTTGAGTTCTTGCGACGCTTTGCTCAACTGATACGCCTTCTCAGACTTCCGGCCAGCCTTGTTAACAGCCTCAAGGGTGTTAGAAATCTGGATCGTCTTTTGAACGATCTGGCAGTAGTTACCAAGACGGGTCGTCGGGCTGATCGTGGTAGCCGTAGCATCGGCACCTTCAACCGCAGCGTTAGCACTCGTCGCAGCAGCCAGCGAGTCAGTCTGCCACTCGTGATAAACAGCAGTCGCTTTGGTGCGAGCAAGGGTCGAAAGAATCGGGGTTTCGGTCGGGCTGATGTCATAGATGACATCGATAAGATCTTCGCGCTGACCAATCGCGGTGTGTGCGGTAAAAGTTGACATTTGAGTTAATCCTACAAGAATCGTTCAAAAATAGCCGCAGCGTCTTTGGCTTTGCCTGACTGCCGCAGCACCTTTCGCTGTGTTTGATACTGTTTCTGCTCAGGTGGCGCACTACTAGCAGCACCCGGCCTCAACATTTTCGGCGCCTCTGTAACCTTTTTGGTTACTTCAGGCTT